CAGGCCTGAACCGCGCGCCGGGCAGCATTGGAAACGTCACTAGCGACACCTCCCACAGTTCGACCTCGACCAGCACCCTCAGCCGCCCCTCGCGCCGCGCCCGGCTGCTGCGAAAACCGATCGATAGCCCGTCCAGCGCCCCCGCGCCGGCCAGCGCCCGCGCGAACCGCGCCTCCGCCGACCAGTCATGGATCCGCCCCCGCATCAACAGCCCGCGCTCGTCCTCCTCGATCTCCTCCCACACGCCGACAACGGCGCGGCCCTCGTGCTGGTGCAGCATCCGCACGCCCCGCGCGCCCGTGCGCGCCAGACTCGCCCCGAAGGCGCCCCTGGCCACCACATCCCCGTTCAGATCGGCCACGCCCCACAGCGAGGCGTAGCCCTCGATCCTCAGCCCCGCCTCGACCGCCGTCTCGCTCACGATCCGGTCTCCAGCCGGCGCTCGACCCGCTCGACCGCCACCCGGGTCGCCAGACTCTGCTCCTCAAGGCGCGCCAGCCGCTCCGCCACCAGCCGCTGCTCCCCGAGCCGTTCCTCCAGCGTCCCGATCCGCGCCGCCGCCCCGCCGGCCCACACCAGTCCGCACACCGTCTGCACCGCCAGAGCGGCGATCACGGCTGTCGGGGTCTTCCTGAGTTCGATCATGCCCGTCTCCGATCAAGTGGCTGGTGGCTGGTGGCTAGTGGTCAGAGCGCGCCGGCGAGTGTTCTGGCGAGGCCTGACATCCACTAATCACTAGCCACTAGCCACTAGCCACTAGCCACCAGCCACCAGCCACCAACCACCCATCACTCCCCCACCCCCGCCATCCGTCGCCGCTCCTCGTCGCTCAGGAACGCCGCCGCATTCAGCCGCGCCCACAGCGCATCGCGCTCCGGCTGCAGCGCTGGCAGCGCCTCCAGATCGGCCTCGATCCGCACCCCCGCGAACCGGCCGCCGAGCCACACCGTCAGCGCCGCCGCCGTCTTCCTGACCAAGGGCACGACCGTCCCCCGCCAGAAAGCCGCGTTGGCCTCGCGATAGTTGGCGTAGGTCGCGTCGCCCGGGATCCCCAGCAGCTGCGGCGGAACCCCGAAGGCCAGCGCGATCTCCCGCGCCGCCGCATGCTTGCCAGCGATGAAGTCCATCTCCGCCGGCGTCCAGCTCATCGGCTTCCAGTCCAGCCCGCCCTCGAGGATCAGCGGCCGGCCGGCGTTCATCGTCCCGGCCTGGCTCTCGTTGATCTGGCTACGCAGCGTTTCGAACTGCTCCGCCGTCAGCCGCTCGCCCTCCTTGGCGCCATAGACCAGCGCCCCCGATGGCCGCGCCGCATTGTCCAGCAACGCCTTGTTCCAGGCGCCCGAGGCGATGTGCACGTCGATCGCCGCCGCGGCCGCCTCCAGCGGCGAGAAGCCGTAGTGGTCGTCCGTCGGATGGAACAGCTTCAGCTGCATCACCGGCATCCAGCCGTCCGCCCCGCGCCCGATCCGCACCGAGCGCCCGTCGACCGAATAGTCATAGGCCTCGGCCCACCCGGCCCGGCCCGGAACCACCTTCACCCGGTCCGACCGCAGGGTCCAAAGCTCCTCCGGCTCGCCGTCGCCCACAGCCTCGGCATAGGCGTTGCCGGCCGTCTGCAGCGCCCCGTACAGCCCCTCCAGCCACTCGGCCCCCGACTGCTCCGGATTCGGCCGCGCCAGCAGCCGGGCCAAGGCATGATCCTCGCGCCTTGCCCCGTCGACGAAAACCGCCAGCGGCGTCGCCGCCGCCGCTTCCGCGATCATCCGGATGCACCGATAGGCCACGGGATTCTTGCCGAACCCCTCCGCCGCCAGATGCGCATAGTCCCGCGGCGTCCACCGCGCCCGACCGCTGCTGGTCAGGGCGATCAGCGGCCCGCTCCGGCTGTCCTTTGTCTCGGGCGCGGCCATGGGCCGCCGACCTGCAAAGGGTCGCCGCCAGTCGATCATGAAGCTCTCCATCGTTCTCCCTCCCCCTCGTGGGGAGGGTGGCTGAGCCGCAGGCGAAGACGGGTGGGGAACGGCCGCACCATCATGTCTCGCCAGACGCACCCCACCGTGTCGTCGCTATGCGCCGACATCCCTCCCCACGGAGGGGAGGGAGAAGTCAGTCTCAGAGCACCCGCACGCTCGGCCCCGGCTTCGGCGCCGGCAGCAGATGCGTCACCGCCCAGACCAGCGCATCGGCCCGGTCGGGGCTCGGCCCGCCGTCCGACGACCCCAGCGCCATCAGTTCTTCCTCCAGCGCCGGAAAGGCGCCGCAGTGGATGACCCGTCCCTGCTCGTACAGCGCCGCCACCGGCTCCGCCCGGGCCGCCTTGCCCCTGTGGGCGTGAACCAGCTTGATCGGAACCTCGCAGCCGGCATGGGCCAGCACCGTCCGCACCATGTCGCCGCCCTGGTTGGCCTCGGCCACGATCGCGGCCGCTCCGAAATCCCTCGCCGCGGCCGCAACCTCCGCGGCCCAGCCGCCGGGCGACCGTCCCCGCACCGAGCGGTCGGCGAGCACATAGGCCCGCCGCTCGCGGCGCCCCACGACCACGATCCCGCAGGCGTCGCCGCCAGCGCTGACCGGCGGATCGACGGCCACCACCACCCGCTCCAGCGTCGCCGGCCGGCTGCCCCGCGCCCGCGCCAGATCTTCGGCCCGGAACAGCGCCCCGTCCGGCTCGACCACCAGGCCGTCCAGCTCCTGCGCCTCCAGCCGCGTCCCGCCGTACAGCGCCTGCAGCCGCGCGACGAAACCCGGCGACAGATTGGCCGCGTTCGCCTGCGTTCCCGCCCGCTCCAGATGCAGCCCCTCCTCCGCAAGCAGCCGCCGCAGCGCCGGCAGCGGCCTCGGCGTCGTGGTCACGATCAGCCGCGGCGCGTCGCCCAGTCTCAACCCCAGCCGCAGATTGGTCAGCACCGCCTCCGGCTTGCGCCAGGCGCAGAACTCGTCGGCCCAGGCGTCATGGAACTGGGGCCCGCGCAGGCTGTCCGGGTCCTCCGCCGAGAAGGCGTAGGCCATGCTCCCGTTGTTCCACACCAGCCGCTTGCGCCCGCCTTCCCACCGCGGCCGCTCATCCCCGGTGTGCAGCGCCTTCAGCCCCGAAGGCCCCTCGACCATCACCTCGCGCACATCGTGCAGCGTCGGTCCCACCAGCGCGATCCGCCGCCCCGGCGTCTTGGCGATGTGGTCGATCCACCACGCTCCGGCGAAGGTCTTGCCTGCCCCGCGTCCACCCAGCAGCACCCAGGTGCGCCAGTCGATCGCTCCCGGCGACTGGTGCCTAAGAAGACCGAACCGGCTCTCCGCCAGCGCGTGCAGTCGGCCAGCGTCCAGCCTCGACAGATAGTCCCTTCTGCTCGAAGGCGGCATCGAGCTCAGAGAGACGGGACTCAAGCTCGGCGCGGAGGCGCTCGAGATTTTCGGGGCTGTCGTCACGTTCGATCATCTCGTCCTCGTTGCCGTCGTCGCCGCTCGCGCGTCCAACCGGGATCACCAGCGAGGCGGCCAGCTTGGCCGCCCGCACCGCCGCCTCCACCGCGCGGAAGAAGCGCTGCGCCGCCAAGGCGCCGGGCTCGCGCTTCTCCGCCTTCAGCGCCTGCAGCTGCTCTTCGATCATGCCTTCGGCCAGATCATAGGTCCGGTCCACGAAGGCCCGCGCCCGCTCCGCCCTGTCCTGAATTCCCGACATGCCCAAAGTGTAGGGCGCCAGCGCACCTCGGCTGGCTGATGGCCGTAAGAATCTCACAACCTTTTGGCGAGTCACGGTTCTCGCGTCCGAAGCCGACTATAGATTCTGATCCGGCCCGCGCAGCGGCGCCGTCAGCCTTCGCCGTCCGGCGCGTCGCCCGTCCCGCGCTCGGGAATCCACTCCGGCGCCTCGAAGTCCAGCGCGTCCTCGCTGTCCTTCAGCGCGTTCTCCGACACCGTCTGCCGCTTCACCGAAACCCCCGCAGCGTGGACGCTCTCGGGATCGCCAGACACCAGCGGATGCCACGCCGCCAGACCCCGTCCCTCGTTGATCCGCCGATAGGCGCAGGACAGCGGCATCCATCCCAACGCCTCGATGTTCCACGGCGTCAGCTTGATGCAGTCGGGAACGTGCTCGCGGCGGTTGGCGTAGTCGGTGCAGGTGCAGCGCACCGGATCGAACAGCTTGCAGTGCACCCGCGTGGGGACCACGTCCCCGCTGTCCTCGTCCTGGAACCGCACCAGGCAGCACAACCCGCACCCGTCGCACAGGCTCTCCCACTCTTGGCGGGTCATCTGCTCCAGACGCTTGGTCTGCCAGAAGGGCTTCACGATCTCGACCATCAGAGCGCGGGTCATTACTCCGTCACGACCCTGAAGTCTCCCACCGTCTCCTCCCCCTTGGGGGAGGGGGACCGCGAAGCGGTGGAGGGGGCTCCCCGCGCAACGGACTCTGGCGAACCCCTCCCATTTCCCCTAGATCAGCGCCGCCCCGCCCTCCCCGTGCGGGCGTCCCCAAGGTTCCCATGGCTCCCCGTCCCCCTCTCGTCGCGCTCAAGAA